TACAATCATTACTGATGGTTATTCACACCAAGGAGATTTTCTTGATAAGAGTACTGAAGAATATGAAGTTATTAAATCTCAACAAACTGAACAAGATTCATGGAGAACACCACAATCTAGAGAAATCATTGACCCATATTCAAAAAAAGTTTATGCCTATTCAACTGATACTGGATACAGTGGAAGAAATGGTTTCAAGAACACTCAAAACCTTTTAGACTGGTTATCAAAAGAGTGTAATGTCACGGTCACTGGATACTTTGTTCTAGGTAAAAAAAGAGACATGATGGATTTGCTTTACGTTGCAAATGATAAATTGTCATCAATCAGTGATGAGATTTGGAGAGACGTCAGAAAAACTGGATATGTTGTTGAGTGTCACGGATACAATAAACTATTCATTACTTCTACTAACGCTATAGGTGTTAGTGGTGATGACGAACTTTCTGATGACTTGGTTGATGCAAAGAAAACTAGAGTGCTGGCTGCATTCAAAAGAAATCAGAAATCAAAAACTACTTCAAGATTTTTAACTAACGAATTTATAAAGGAGATTGCATAATGCAAATAGAAAGTAAAGATATGATGAATGAAACATTCACATTAGACAGAAATCAATATAAAGATTTCACATATAGGATTGACCTATTAAAAGAAACCAAAGGTGTTGAAGCACCTTATCTTGTAGAACACGACTTTGTGCTAGACACATTTGAAGTGACACTACTTCACAAGTCATATGACTTAAACTTTGTTATGGGAGAATTAACATGAGAGATACATTAAAAGTAGACGAAGCGTATTACATTTCACACAATACAGATTACAGTGCATTTGCAGATGCAGTTATGGATGTGGGCCCAAGTCCATGTCAAAAGTTTGATTGTCCAAGACAATCTGCATGTGCTGAAGAAAAGGTCGAATGTAAGGCATTCAGATTTTGGGTAAACAATGGTGAGTTCACAACTTACAGGAAAAAACTAAAAAAAGATATTTCTATTGCCCATGAAATGGAAAAACTTTTACAACCTATTAAATAAGTGCTTGACAATCCCCGCCACTTTTTAGTATACTATAAAAGATGAGAAAACAAACTAACTTAACCAAGGAGACTAAATGAGTAAAAGAAGTTATGACAGAAGTGAGTCAATAAACATAGACGGAAGACCGTTTCACTTCACACCCGATAGGAAGGAGTTTCTATCAACCTTAACCACAATGTTTAAAGATAAAACATCTTTCACTAGAGAAGATTTTGATGCAGTAGGTGGAATGCCTTACTGGTGTAAATCTACTAGATACAATTTCAAGAATGGTGAGATATTCAATCTTGAGGCAGTTGTCGGTGGATATAACGGTGGTTATGAACCCGAGAATGTAGTGTCAATTGCAAAACCAATATCTGCAACACCAGTTGTAAGTAATATGCCAGTTGCGGCTGCAACCGAGTCAGTGAATGTTCTTAACGATAATGTTAAAATCATTCCCGAGAAAATGTCAAACTATGTTCCATTCGGACATTTCAAAGATGTAAAGAACATAATCAAATCCAAAATCTTTTTTCCAGTATTCATTACTGGACTAAGTGGTAATGGTAAAACATTAATGATTGAACAAACATGTGCTCAATTGAAGAGAGAACTCTTCAGAGTCAATATCACAATCGAGACTGATGAAGATGATTTAATGGGTGGTCACACTCTAGTCAATGGAAACATAGTCTATAGAGAAGGCCCTGTTATCAAGGCAATGAGAAAAGGTTCTGTTCTACTTCTTGACGAAGTCGACTTAGGTTCCAACAAACTTATGTGCCTACAATCAGTTCTTGAAGGTAAAGGATACCTAATCAAGAAAACTGGTGAGTGGGTGACACCTAAAGACGGGTTCACCATTCTTGCAACTGCAAACACTAAAGGACAAGGGTCTGATGATGGAAAGTTCATAGGAACTCAAATCATGAATGAGGCAATGTTGGAAAGATTTGCAATAACAATGCAACAGGAATATCCACCAGTGACTACTGAAAGAAAAATCCTTGCAAAAGAAATGGAATTGACTGGTGAAGTTGATTCAGAGTTCGTCACTAAACTAGTTGACTGGGCAGACATTATCAGAAAAACCTACTATGAAGGTGCGATAGATGACGTTGTCACTACTAGAAGATTGGTTCACATTGTCAATGCATTCAGAATGTTTAATGACAAACTCAAGTCAATCACAATGTGTATTTCAAGGTTTGACGAAGAGACTAGAAATAGTATCCTCGACCTCTACTCCAAGATTGATGCTGGAGTAGACTTGAATGCAGAAAACTCTATTGACGAATCAGACACTTCAGAGTATAATGACTAGTATGTTCGGTAAAAAGATTAAAACAATAGATTACAAATATAACGAGGACAAATCCCTAAAAGAATTGTCCTCTTATATCGATAATACCTATGACCAACATTACAGTTTAAACAAATACCAATCCACTGAATTTATAATTGACAGTGGACATGGTGAAGGTTTTTGTATCGGGAACATAATGAAGTATGCTCAACGATACGGTAAAAAAGGAGGCAAGAACAGGGCAGACCTATTAAAGGTTTTACATTATGCTTTGTTTATGCTTCATGTTCACGATAAACAGGAGACTAATAGTGATGAAAATAAGTAATGACACGAGAAATGTCTTAAAAAATTTCTCAACAATTAACCAAGGAATTAGGGTTAAAACAGGAAACAAGTTGGAGACAATCTCTAACATGAAAAATATTCTTGCAGTTGCAACGATAACCGAAGACTTTCCACAAGACTTCAGTATCTACAATCTGCCAGAGTTCTTAGGTGCAACTTCTTTATTAGAAGACCCCGAGTTTGAATTTAATGATTCATCATTATCTATAACAGATAATCATTCTGCAATGAACTATTTCTTTGCAAGTGAAGGTATGGTTACTGCACCCGATAAAATGATTACAATGCCAGAATCTGAAATAACATTCAGTCTATCCTCTACACTTCTAACAGACCTCAACAAGGCCGCAAGTGTATTAGGTGTTAATGATTTAATTCTTAAGTCAGACGGTACTACGATAACACTGGAAGTGACTGATAAGAAAAACACTACTTCAAATACATTCTCAAGAATTGTTGGAGAAGGTGACGGAACAAAATATGTAATGAACTTTAAGATTGAGAACTTAAAAGTCTTAGAAGGAAACTATGAAGTTTCAGTATCTAGTAAAGGGATATCACATTTTAATAATAAAGATATAGACTTAGAGTACTTTATTGCATTAGAACCCGATTCAAAGTATGGTATTTAGACTAAATACATTTAGTGTGAATATTGTGCCAGTCTCTGCAATATACACGGGAGTAGTCCATACTCATCAAAGGGTGGATTACACTGTAAACTCGGTGGGGGGTTTGCTCTTATTATGAAACAAGAATTTTTATATGTGGAAAAGTATCGTCCACAAACAATAAACGATACGATATTACCTACAAGAATTAAACAAACATTTAATGACTTCTTAGAGTCGGGTGAGATTCCCAATTTAATGTTATGTGGTTCTGCAGGAATAGGTAAGACAACAGTTGCAAAGGCATTATGTAATGAACTGGGTGCAGACTATATTGTAATCAATGGGTCAGACGAAGGAAGACTTATTGATACACTTAGAACTAAAATCAAAAACTTTGCAAGTACTGTTTCACTAAGTGGTGGCCCGAAGGTTGTTATACTAGACGAGGCAGATTACATTTCTGCAGACAGTGTCCAACCTGCATTAAGAAACTTCATAGAAGAGTTCTCTGCAAACTGTAGATTTATATTTACTTGTAATTACAAGAATAGAATCATACCACCATTACATTCAAGAACAACTGTTATTGACTTTACAATGACACCCGATGATAGACAAAGACTTGCAGGTATTTTTTTAACAAGACTTATGGAAATATGTGATACTGAAAATATTAAGTATGACCAAAAAGTTTTAGTAGAATTAATCTTAAAGTTCTTTCCCGACTTCAGAAGGTGTCTGAATGAAGTTCAGCGATATGGTGTTGGTGGAGAAATTGATACAGGACTTCTTTCTACTTTAAATGAAGAAAAACTAACACCTCTTGTTGATATGCTTGCAGATAAGAATTGGGGTGGAATGAGAAAGTGGGTCGGTCAAAATTCTGATAACGACTTCAATACACTATTCAGAAAATTATTTGATACACTTGAACAAAGATTAGAACCAAGTTCTATTCCAGCATGTGTATTGTTAATTGCAGACTATCAATACAAATCTGCATTTGCAATGGACTCAGAGATTAACTTCACTGCATGTCTAACCGAAATTATGTCGGAGTGT